GTCATCGGCACTCTAAAGCGTATTGACTCTAGTAAGTATGAAATTATCAATCCATTCAAGCGTGTAAAGGATTTATCAGAGCATGAGGAACTACAACCAATTATGTTAATGCAGAAAACAATCTTCCAAGATAGATATACCACAGGCGAGACAGGCAAGCTACATTCAAATTATGTGCCAGTATCTAATCAATATATGGCAGACCTTGATATTGCCTACTGTGCGGTTCGTGGTATTGATTACTTTGACCTTGCTTGGATTCTTGTCCCATGCTCGACAAACTAAGCCCAATCGTGCATCAATATAACTGGAACTTGTATCGTGTGCCTTTGCGTAAGGTAGGAAATAAATACACGATGTATGTGGCTGATGGATTTACTCGGGAATTTGATGAACATACATTACCCGATGAAGTCAAAACCAAGATGGCTATGATACTGTCTAGATATAAACAGATGCTACAAGATTACGAAGTAACTGAATTAGCTTTGCTTGCTACTTGTCACGACGAAGATATGCAAGAGATAGGGTGGCGGTCAAGTGACAGTTGGTTCGTCGTAGTATTGTCGTCTCAGTTGTTAATGAAACTAAAAGGAGAAGCGTAATGGCACAAACCCCCGAAGGGAAAGTGAAGGACAAGGTCAAGAAGATACTCAAAGAGCAGAACATATATTATGTGATGCCAGCGACAGGCGGTTATGGTAGTAGCGGTGCGCCTGATTTCCTAGTGTGTCATAAAGGAAAGTTTTTTGGCATAGAGTGCAAGGCGGGAGATAACCAACCGACTGCGTTGCAAACTGACAACATGAACTGGCTTGAAGATAACGGCGGAACCGCTATTGTCGTAAATGAGAATACAGTTATGCCTTACATGGAGTTGTATTTTAAATAAAGGAGAAGTGAAATGAGATTATATCCACGCAGGTATCAGGTAGTAGAACCAGTAGTAAAAGAACCTGAGAAACCAAAGCTAACCGATAAAGGTTCTAAGTTTGTTTGGACTAAAGGCGCTGATGTTATGAAGACTTTTAGACGACATGGATTTGTCCCGCCATCAGAGTATCGCAACGACTACTTGTTCAAAAAGAATCGAGAACTAACCAATGAATGAGAATGATTTACGAGATTGTTTTGCTATGTTTGCTATGGCGGGAATAGTTATGGATGGTAGTTTAAGTTCAATCGCTTACACAGAGAAAAAGGTATTAGTAGACGAGATTGCAAGACTAGCATACGCACAAGCAGACGCAATGCTCGAAGCAAGAAAACCACCCGACATGGGTATAACCGCAGTAAAACCTAAAAGGAGAAGTAAAGATGGCAAAGCAAGCTGACAATGTAAACAGTCCAGCACACTACACTACTGGTGGAATTGAAACCATAGACTTTATCGAAGCAAAGAACTTAGGTTATAACTTAGGTAATGTCGTCAAATATGTTTCTAGGGCACACTACAAAGGTAGAAAGATTGAAGACTTAAAGAAAGCTGAGTGGTATCTAAAGCGTGAGATTGCTGTGTTGGAAAAGCTATCATGAACAATGAACCAGTAGCGTATGTAACAGGGCTAAATAAATTTGACTCAAAAATGGTTGATACTGTTTTAAAAGTAGGTACACCACTCTACACCCATCCAGCAAGTTTAGTAGATTGGTCTTATCAACAGGGATATCAAGTAGGGAAAGAAACCCATCTAGCAAAGACACTAACAGATGAGGAAATAGCAAAATTAGCTGACGATATTCTTGGTTATCAGATTTACGGATACAAAGAAAGCGGAGTTTATGAATTTGCTAGAGCAATACTAAGAAAGGCAAGCGAATGAATGCAAAACAAGTGGCTGATGAGTTGGAAAACATTTATTGGATACAGGGCGATGGAAAAGGCAAACCATTTCAGCAGTATGCAGACTTTGTACGCCAGCAACAAGTTGAAATTGAGGCGTTGAAAGCAAAGACACTAACAGATGAAGAAATAGAGGAAGTGTTTAGAACTGTGGAGCAAGACTTTGCTTTAACAGAATCTAAAAAATCCGATGGTGGTTGGAGAAACTTTCCTGTTGAATTGGGCAGAGCAATACTAAGAAAGGCACAAGAGAAATGAAACACGAAACTTATGGCGAATACCAATTCAAGCTAGAAGAAGGTGTATATACCCTTGCAGAGTTAGAAAAATTGGTGGCAGACTTAAAAACAGCACAGGCAAGGATGTCTAATCATCTTATGCAATCTATGCAGTTAGTAAGAAAGGCACAAGAGAAATGATTGGATTACTAACCGCTTTCTTTTTATTTCATGGCGATGCCGAGTGGTACTGGTGGGCATTATGGTCTGTCTTAGCGTTGGCGAATGTGGTGAACTTTGTCCGTAATCATTAACCCTTAGGGAGTTAGGTTTATACTTGACTCCCTATTTTTGTAACTATACACCCTCTTATTTAATGAACATAATTACGCTGGACTTTGAAACTTATTACGCTCAAGACTATTCACTATCTAAGCTAACGACTGAGGAATACATCAGGGACAAACGATTTGAAGTAATCGGTGTTGGTGTTAAGGTTGGCGATGGTGTGGCTGAATGGTTTTCTGGCTCACACCTCGAGGTTCAAAAATACCTATCCACGCTCCCGTGGAAAGATAGCGCATTACTTTGCCACAACACGATGTTCGATGGTGCAATCCTTGCTTGGCGCTTTGGCATAAAACCAGCGCTATACCTAGATACTCTTTGCATGGGTCGGGCTACCAATGGTGTCGATGTAGGTGGGTCATTGGCTTACCTCGCCGAGCGTTATAACTTGGGTAAAAAGGGAACTGAAGTCCTTGACGCAAAAGGCAAGAATATAACTGGTTTCACAAATAGCGACCTTGCCCAATACGGCGAATACTGTAAAAACGATGTAGAGCTAACTTTTAAGCTCTTCCAAGTATTGTCGAGCGCGTTTCCACCTGATGAGCTTTCTTTGATTGACATGACCTTACGCATGTTTATTAACCCGATCTTAGAGGTTGATGATGCGTTGCTCAATGAAAGGCTGGAAGAATTAAAGCATGAGAAATTACAGTTATTAGGGACACTTAAAGTTACCTTGCAATGTGAAAGCGAAGAAGAAGTTCGTAAGAAATTAGCAAGCAATAAACAATTCGCTGCGGTGTTGGAGAGCTTTGGTGTTGAAGTCCCAATGAAAGAAAGCAAGACCACTGGCAAACTGACTTTTGCACTGGCAAAAAATGATACGGGCTTTATGTCTTTACTCGAACACGAAGATCCAATAATTCAACAACTCGCTGCGGTGCGTTTGGGAACTAAGTCTACTATTGAGGAGAGTAGGATTGAACGATTCATTGATGTTGGAAGTAGAAACAAAGGAAGATTACCAATACCGCTCAAATATTACGGGGCGCACACGGGTCGTTGGGCGGGGTCGGACAAGGTTAACTTCCAAAATCTGCCGTCCCGCGACGCAAAGAAAAAGGCTCTTAAGAAAGCGTTGGTTGCCCCCGAGGGCTACGCGATTATCAACTGCGACTCGTCTCAGATTGAGGCAAGAGTTCTTGCTTGGCTTTCGGGTCAGACCGACTTGGTTCAAGACTTCAAACTGGGAAATGATGTTTACTCCACATTTGCGTCGAAAATATATGAGAGACCTATCACTAAAGAAAACCCTATTGAAAGGTTCGTGGGTAAAACCTGCATTCTCGGTCTTGGATATGGTACTGGCGGATTAAAGTTACAACACACGCTAAAGACTAGTCCGCCTGGGGCTGATTTGGAAATAGAAAAGTGTGAGCAAATAGTTAAACTATACAGAGATACCAACGACATGATTGTTAAGCTGTGGCGCGAAGGAGATAAAGCGTTAAAACAATTAGCCGATTGGCAACCCGAACAAAAACCTTTTTACTATGGTAAGCACAGATGCGTAAGGATTGTGCAAGAAGGTATTGAGCTACCTAACGGGTTATACATACGTTATCCTGAGTTACAGATCACTGATGAATCTAAAGGCGGATACCAATACAAATCACGAAAAGGCCCCGTGTCATTATGGGGCGGGTCAGTTGTGGAAAACGTAGTTCAAGCGCTGGCTAGGATTATTGTGGGTCAGCAGATGATTAAACTTACAGAGCGTTATAGACCAGTGCTAACTGTCCACGACGCTGCGGTGTGCGTAGTTCCCGAAGATGAGGTAGATGAGGCTTGTGCATGGATTGTCGAGGTCATGTCTACCCCACCAGACTGGGCTAAGGATTTACCCGTAGCTTGTGAAGCTCACTATGGACTTAATTACGGAGATATGGAAGAATGGAGAGCTAATGGGTAAGCATAAAAAGCCTAAAAATGCTAGTAAAAAACAACAGAAATGGCAAGCGAAAACTTTGTCAGAAATGTTTGATAATATAAGACGCGGTCAAGAATATGTGACTGTCGTTATGCAAAGAGATAGTTGGGAAACACTACAATGGGCTATTGCAGTTGCCCTAAGAGAAGAAGACAAATTTATTGAGGAAAATCAAGTGCCTAAGAAAATTATAGCCCCTGCGGTTAAAGATAAAAAGACTGGTGTTATCATAGAAGCTCCTTCAAAGAAGTGGGCGCATGACCAGCTAGAAGCCAAAGAACATATCAAAGACAAGAACGCAAAGCGGGGCTTTGTTACTAATGAGGATAAGTTTGTTAAGCGTAAAGAAGCCGCGAAGATTGCTAAAAAAGCTGGTCAAATAAAAGACAAAGATATCAAGAAGTTACATTCAAGCGACCTGCGTAAGGCTGGCGGATTAGCCAAGAAAAAGATTAAATGAAAGAGCCAATTCCTTTTTATGGCTTTTTAGATTTAGAAGAGCCAGTAGTTAAAATGACTCAGGAAGAAGTAGCTATTGTATTGGGGGTGAGCCGACAGACAGTTAATAATATTGAGAAAAACGCGTTCAAGAAGATTCGTAAAGAATTGTTTAAAAGAGGTATTGATAAGGAAGATATTCTATGATTGAGAAATTGCTAAAAGAAGAAATGAAAAAATATTACGAATGGCTTGAAAATTATTTAAAACAATGTAATATGTCAACATGAACTTTACTTGGTCGTTCTCCTCTCTAAAAGAATATGTTAATTGTCCTCGGCAATATCAGGAACTTAAGGTATTAAAGCGGTTTGAAAAGAAACAAACTGAGCAGATGCTATACGGGACTGTTGTCCATAAGGCATGCGAAGACTATGTTCGTGAGGGTAAACCCTTAGAGAAGAACTACCAAAGATTTAAACCCGTATTGGATGAATTAATTGCTATTAAAGGAACTAAATATCCTGAGCATGAAATGGCTTTGAAAGCAGATAAGTCGCCATGCGGGTTCACTGACAAAGATAGATGGGTTCGGGGTATCGTAGACTTGTTAATTGTAGATGGAGAGCAAGCGTATATTATTGACTACAAGACTGGTTCTAATCGTTATCCTGACCCCAAGCAGTTGAAGTTAATGGCATTGATGACTTTTGCCCACTTCCCCGAAGTGCAAAGAATTAAAGCTGGATTGTTATTTGTAATGCACGAAAGCTTTATGGATGAGGAATATTCTAGGCATCAGATTCCAAAACTATGGAGTTATTTTAGTACAGACCTTGAAAGATTAAACATATCATACGAAAATAATATATGGAATCCAAACCCTACTCCTTTGTGTGGCTGGTGTCCAGTCAAGAGTTGTGAGTTTCATAAGGAAAGATAATGATTGAGTCGTTAGTAAAACCTACCTCTTTAGATAACGATATTGCAGTGATAAAAATTTTGCAGTTGATGGGACAGTTAAGCGTAAATGATATTGAATACGTAATGAAAATTGCTCGTCAAGTATATGATGCTGTCAACCTTACAAGGAACGATAATGGATATTCGAGTACAAATTATTAAGGAAAACAAAGATGGTTCTGCCGACGCTGAAGTTAAGTTTGACAAAGAAGGACTCGAAGTCCTTGTGCAGTGGGGGCTTGTTGCTATGCTTACCAAAGCGATTGATGCGTACAAACCTAGACCCGAAGAAGCTAGCGATACTGTTACTAAGCGCTCTAGAAAGAAAGTGAAATAATATGCCATATGTTAATAAACCTAGACCA